TCCGCATCACGGAGCAGAGATGAGTGCCCAGGTTCACGTAGGGGATATCGGTACGGTGTTCTACGCCATCGTCAAGGACGAAACCAGCGCCTACGTGGATATCAGCGCCGCCAGCACGCGGCAGATGTTCTTCCGCAAGCCCTCGGGGTCGGTGCTCACCAAGACCGCCTCCTACGTCGCGGCCTACACCGGAACTGACCCGGATGTTATCGCGGGTGTAGTCGGCAAGGCGGTCATGCAGTGGACCACCATCAACGGCGACATCGATGCCGCTGGCGCGTGGAGCTACCAAGGGTCCGTCGTCATTGGCGCCGGATCGTGGAAAACCGACATTCATGCGTTCACCGTGGACGCGAACCTAGCCTAAGCAGCGAGCCTTAATGTTTCCACCCGCCACACCGCCCCTCGCCGCCCCGCCTGTCGCGACTACTGGTGCATCTCTCGCTCCGCCAGTAAATCCCGAAGCGGCGAAGAAGCGCGTGGAGAAGATCAAAGAGCGCATTGCGCCTTGCGTACGGATGCGCGAGAAGCGCGTGAAGTCGTGGAAGGACAGTGTCCAGTCGCGCATCGGCAAGGCATTCGACATTGCGCCGGACGACGACACGATCAACGTCCCGGCCGACTGGTCGCGCACCAAGAACAAGATTGCGCAGTTGTTCTTTCAGGTTCCCGCCATTCAGGCCCGCCCGCTTCAGCCGCAGTATGCCGGCGCCGCGCCAGCTGCCGCCTCCTCGCTGAACTGGATTCTACGCCACGACGTGAAGGCTCACGTTGTGATGAACGAGACGCTGGCCGACGCCATCAACGCGAGCGGTATCGCCATCGCCAAGATTGGCTACGATGCGGCCACCGAGACGGAGCAGGTTCCCGCGCAGGACATGGCGATGTATCCGCCGCAACTGCACGAGCAGTTGATTGCCAGCGGGCTCATCGAGATGACGCCCGTCGAGAAGACCATCTACGAATGCTACTACGCCAGCCGTGTGGCGCCGCAATACTTCCTGTGGCCCGCCGAATTCACCGGCAGCGACTTCCAAGAGTGTGCGTGGCTGGGTCACGAAGGCTGGATTCCGCTGGCTGAGGCTGTGCGGCTCGGGTGGGTTGAAGACGGCTTCAAGAGTGGCGCGGGCGAACCCGAATACCTCACCGACGACAAGTCTGAGCGCAAGAGCGACGATGAGTTCGTCCATTTCTACGAAATCTTCGAGCGCGTGTCGGTATACGACGCCACCGAGAAGAACCACGACAAGCTGCGTCGCATTGTCCTAGTCGAGGGCAAGGACGACGCGCCTGCCGTGGATGAAGACTTCAAGTGGCAGAAGTACGACCAGAAGACGCGCCGCTACATGGGGCTGCGTAACTTCCCCCTGAAGGTGCTCACGCTGACCTACGTCAGCGACATGGCCCTGCCGCCGTCCGACACCGAGATGGGCCGTCCGCAGGTTCAGGAACTTAGCGCGTATCGCACCGACCTCATCCGCCAGCGCCGCCACTCGCGTCCGGTTCGTTGGTTCGACACCAACATGGTGGACCCGGATGTAGCCGACCAGCTCCAGCGCGGCGTGTGGCAGGACTTCGTGCCGATGAACGGCCCTGGCGACAACGCGATTGGCGAGGTGTCGCGTGCCTCCTACCCGCGCGAGAACTGGGACGGCATGCGCGTCATCCAGACGGACCTTGACGAGTCGTGGAGTAGTGGGGCCAACCAGAATGGCTCGAATGCGCCCGGCAGCGTCACGGCGACTGAGGCGGGCATTGTGCAGAACAACGCCAACCTGCGGCTGGAGTATGAGCGTGGGCGCGTGCTGCGTTTCTTCCAAGAGATTGCTGAAGGCATTTTCGCCCTCATGCAGTTGTTTCAGACCAACGAGCGCTACGCCGAGACGATTGGGCCGGATGGGGCGAAGGCGCTTCAGTCGTGGGACCGCAACACCATTGCCGGCGACTTCATATTCGAGATTGCACCGGACGCAGCGCAGCGCGTGGACATCGGCCAGCGCCGCACCGAGTTGCAGAAGATGTTCACGCTCGTGCGGCAGGACAGCATGGTCAACGCTGAGCCGCTGCTGCGCGAGTGGTTCACGTTGAACGGTTTTGACCCCGCGCAGTGTGTGGTCAAGCCGCAGCCGCAGCCGGACAAGCCCAACATCGGCTATTCGTTCAAGGGCGAAGACCTCACTAATGCTATCGCAGTCGCGGTCATGCAGAAGTCCGGTATGCAGGTTACGCCGGACGAGATTGAAGCCGCTAAAAAGCTCATCATCGACGCTGGCGGCAACCCACTGCCGCCACAACCCCTGCCCCCGACTCCTGCTGCACCGGGCGCACCCGCTGCGGCTCCGCACGAAGGCACGCCGCCTGTCGTGGAGCCTATCACGAAGCGCTTTGAAAACGGCGAATCCGCAATCTAACAGAAAGCACACTATGTCTTATATCCAGTCGAAGTCGCGGGCGCTGATTGTTGCGGCGTTTGTCGCGCTGTCGGTGTCTGTGGCGAGTGCCGATGGCGGGTTCAATCCGCGTATTTATGCTGGTGTGTTTGACCAGCAGGCAGGCGACATTGGTGGCCTCGTTGGGCGCACCGACGCGAATCTTAACCTCTATGTTATTGCGGTGGCCCCCGGCGCGGCTGGGCAGTCTAGCAACATCGGCGGTTTGGTTGGGCGCACTGATGCGAGTCTGAATCTTTATGTGACTATGGCGTCTGGGTCGGTTATCTCTGCGCCGTCGTTTACGGGCCAAGTATTAGTGGCGGATGGTACGGCGTTGCTACCAAGCATTGCTTACACTAGCGAGGCCACGTTGGGGTTTTGGCGTAGTGCGGCAGCGACAATTACATCTACTGGCAATCTCAATATTGGCAGCACATCCGGCGTGCTGTTGACCAGCGGCGGGGATGTCACCTTGGGCGCGGGCCGATTTCTGCGGTGGAATGCTAAGTCGGCGCTATGGCCCGGCACAGGAGATGGGCAAATCAATATCGGCAACTTTGCAACGACAGTAGGTTCCCAGTTCAAGGCTGATGCCCTTCCCACAGTGAGCGCGTGCGGTGCAGGGTCGCCAGCGGTGATAGCAGGATCCACGCCGCTGTCTGGGGGCGTTACTGTAGGCACGGGAGGCCCAGCTACATGCACCATCACCTTCGGCGGCACGGCCTACCCGTCAGCCCCCCATTGTTCTGGCGCAGTGGAGACTGTTACCGCCGCGAGTGCCCGTGCGATGGGCTACTCGGCCACGGCCACGGTGCTCACCATTGTTCCTGCGACCGCGTGGGCGGATGGGTCGGTGGTCAACTGGACCTGCATCAGCAGCAAATAATGGCTGCAATCCATAACATCATCTGCACCAACGGGCACGAGCAGACCAACGTCGTGCTTGCGTTTGGTTCGCGCCCAACCTGCCACTGCGGAGCCGCTACGGACATCCTATGGACGGGTCGCGCAGCCGGAGTGGTGGATGACAGCATTCCGGGCGGGATTTGGATTCGCCACGGCTTGTGCAACGCAGACGGCTCCCCGCGCAGATACGACTCGCACACCGAGATGCGCAAGGAAGCCGCCAAGCGCGGCTTCACCAACCACGTTGAACACATCCCCGAACGTGGCTCAGACAAGTCGAAGCAAACCACCCGCTGGATCTAGTCTCTCTCCCGCGCACTCCGCTTCCTGCGCGACACCATAGCGAAGCGTCTCACGCGGCCCGTCCGCGATACCAACTAGGACAAGCAATTGGAAGACTCCACAGCCGCTATTTCGGCTATCGCATCGTCGCTCGAATCAGCCTCCGCGACTACTGACGCATCGACCGCATCGTCCTCCGACACGACGACCGACACCGCAGCGACCACATCATCCGCCGATGCTTCTGGCGCGGTAGACATCCCATCCGGTGACCCTGCCGCAGAAGTTGCGCTGGACCCAAATGCGGAAGTAGTCGCAGAAGAAACACAAGACCCCAACGTGCCGCAGGGGCACATGCCGCTGCACCGCCACAAGGCCGTGCTGACCAAGGCGCGCAACGAAGCCAAGGCCGCAGTCGAGGCCGTCCAGCAGCAGCTTGAATCGCTCAAGTGGGCGCAGGCTCCCGACATGCCAGATCGCCTCAAGGCGCTGGAGATTGCCGAAGCCAACCTCTT